ATTTAGAAGTTCAATCTGCTTAATGTTATCGGGTGAATTAAGCTCGCTGTGAGTGTGTGAGGTGCTAGCCTTACCTGCATCAATAGTGTCTTGGGCTGCACTAGTGCGATAAGGGGAAAGATCAACAGAAGCGTCAGCCTCTTTTAATACTAAGTTTAAGTCCGCTGTGCCTGCTTTAAACCAATACTCTTTTAATCCATCTGTAGCGTCATCGATTCCAACTGTGAGTCCTATGTGCCTTAATGTGAGAGGTATTTCCGTAAGTGCGGCGGTTGTTGTAGTGTATGGGCCATACTTTACATCAACAGGCTGGTTAAGTCCTACAAGTATTGGTCCCGAGAATTGAATGCCTGAAAGTGCCATATTAAGAGTTTCTCAATTCTATAATAGAGTTAGTGTTGGTAAGAGCGCTCTTGCTCACGTGAATATTGTAAGTTTGTGTCCAAAGAGGGGTAGTCACACTAATAGGAGTAGCCACAGACTGAAACACAACAGTGATAACGTCTGCATCACTCACAGTAACATAATAGCGAGTTTTTAAAGTGCTAGTGGTTGGATAAGCTACAGCTATATACTGTGCGGTTACGTTGTACGGAATAGATAATGTTCCTGTGCTGCTTGCTATAACCTTGGTGGCAGTCCCACTCTCTATAGCTGCAACCATGTCAGCAGTTGAAATAGGACTAGAACTCTTGTAGTAATAATATGGGTAAAGTCCCGTGATAGTTGGGGAACTAGAAGAATCTGTGGCGCTTCCTACTACTCTAGAACTGTTTAAGTTTGTTCCTACCACTCCTTTGTTATCGAGATAAGTTCCTGAACCTGCTCCGTGCGTAGCTGTCACTGCCCAGTTGTTAGAGCCAGATACGACGGTAGAAGTAAACGACAATGTGTTTCCAGCTTGAGTGGTACTAGATACACCTGTTCCGGTAAACGTGTAGTCTTCTGCTGTGCCTACTAACGGATTAGTGTTTGTGGCCCCACTTCCATTTATGATTGTCCCCCTATTGAAAGTAGCAGTAAGAATTCTAGAATAAGCTGCACCTATCTCAAGAGTACCACTATTTCCACTAACGGCCAACGACACAGATTTATTTGTTCCAATAGACGCAAGCACGGTAGGAAATAGAATTTCATCAAGAACCTGTACAACTGTTTTTGTTTTCCATGAACTAGCGGCTGCCGCTGATGCCCCGCCAACTGTCAAGCTGACTGTTGCGTCGGGAACGGTGGTGTTATATACAGTTGTAATAGAATCGCTTGTGATAGCCAATCCTGAATTTGCTGGTGTGATGGAAACTCCACCACCACCGCTAGTAATATCATCAAGCGTTGCGATAGTTCCTGCTGCAGCGGGGAGAGTGAGTATCTTTGAGGTTATCCCTGATGTTACCTTAAGGGTACCGTCGTCTAGAAGCTCAAGTTGTTTAGATTTATCTAGCGAATAGAGTTCGTCGTGGCTGTGAATGGAGGGCGCACCCACGGACACAACATCATGCGTTGAAGGGTTCTTGCCGTACCAGACCTGATCGGCCCAATTCACACACACCTCTCCGTCAGCAAGTTGTGCTTGCGTAGGGACATTATTAGCAATAGTGCTTTTCTTGGGAATGATTACTGGAGATGCCATTATAGAATGGTTTGCCTCCAGAGGGGTCGAACCTCTGGAGGACTTTGTTGTTTAGTTATTTTTTAGTAAGCTCCGCCGTCGATGACGAAGTTTTCGATTTTGCTCATTTGGGACGATCCACCATAGGTGTGATCGACACCGACCAAATGCCCTGCTGCTTTGAGGGCGGTAAAGCCATCTGTTAAATTACCAAGACCACCCCCTGCTTGGAGGTCGAGAGTGCCATAGCCATTCCAAGTTGTGTTATTTGTAGCTGCGTTAATCATTACAGTACCATTTGTATCAACCTTAAAGTTATGGTTGCTTAATGTAGGGCCAAAAACAACATTTCCACTAATCCTTGTCGTGTTAGCGATTGTATCGGTAAGATCAATGTTCTGCGTCTTTTGTTCGAGGTCATCGATGTCGCCCTCAACACCATCTTTCCAGCTACCAGCCGTACCAGTTGTTAGGCTAACAACGTATCCAGCATTCTCATCGCCAGTGACGGTGATTTCGTCTGTCGTACCACTAACGACAACATCTACGTTGTCGAGCTTCTGCCAACCAGTCGAGGTTTTGACGAACGCATCGCCAACCTTGGCATTAAAAGTTGTTGCTCCATCTGTGTATATACCAGTAAGACCGACCTTGTAGTAAGCACCAGTATCTGTATCGCTAAGATCAGTTAGATCAAAGGGAGTAGTGGCGTTAACGGCGCTTGCTAGTCCCACATAATGGAACACATCACCAAGAGCAGAAATAGCCTCGCTCAACGCAGTTCCGCCAACCAGACGTTGCCATCCTGTAGCGGTCTTAACTAGCGCATCTCCCTCAACCAATGTTATTTCCGTCGGTGTGCTGCCATATTTGAATACCCCCCCGCCTGTTACTGAGCCAACACTGTAATAAAACCCTGTTGCCGGGGGTTCCATCAAACTTCCCGCTGTGTCCGCAAAATCTGTGTCGTTCAAATGAGTACTCGGTATTGTAATCTCACCTTTATATTTTAATCCGTTAGCTAGCGCGGTAGATACATCAGTCTTTTTTGCAAATGTGCCTTCACCGCCAACGATAACAGATGTGACAGAGCCACCACCGAGTGCTTCCAGGCCCAAATAAAGGTTTTTGTTGATTTGATCTACGCCAAATTCGCCTGCCGCTAGTGTTGGTATGTTAGGAGTTCCGACAGCGCCTGTTGTAGCATCGCTGCGTTTGATTTTGATAATTGGATTTGCCATAATATTTTTTTTGTTTTTTTGTTTTGTAGAATTTTATTTAACAGATGAAATTCTAAAACATCTAATATCTAATATCTAATTAAGATAGCTAATTACGTGCGCCTAATCAATAAAAAAAATAAATTTTAATATGTACCACCATCCAGCGAGATGCCAGATAGATTGGGCGCTGTTTCTTTGATAAGTAGGCAAACATCAGTTATTCCTCCTATATACCAATATTCGATAACCTCATTGTTTTGTAAAATCCCTACAGTTAAACCTATATAACGTAAACCCGCAGCTAACGAACTATTTGCGTCAGCAACATCAACAAAAGGACCATAGCGGGCATCTAGAGGTTTTTGTGCACCTACAACAACACCTGAAGAAAGTTGAATACCTGTTAAAGTCATACTCTTAATTCTATTGTTGCCGCAGAGTTAGTTAAAGGTCCGCTAGAAATGTGGTAGTTATAAGACTGATTTACCCACAGCCCCCCTGCGCCAGAGGTAGTTAAAGTAGTTTTAGGAGAAAATACTGCCGTTATGGCCCCACTATCTAAAGTAGTGACAAAATAAAGAGTTTTTTGTGTATTACTGGCGGCGTATGCTACTCCTAAGTATTGCCCGGACATATTGTAAGGTACGGACAACGTTCCTGAAGCTGAAGCTACATATTTGGTGAGCTGTGCATTGGCATGGATTGCTGTGGCTACCCCGGCAGCAATAGCACTTTTAAATTGTGCGTCCGTAAAAACTACAGGAGATTTCAATACGTAATAAGGATACAGCCCCTGTACAGATATTTGAGAACTTATACTTCCTGCTACGCGGCTACTGTCAAGATTGGTACCTACGACGCCTTTATTGTCGTAGTAGGTACCTGTACCTACATCGTAGTTAACTGAAACAGTCCAGGTATTTGTTCCAGAGACTATAGCTACATTTGAAAAAAGTTGCCCGATTGTGAATATTTGCGAACCTGTAAGGCCTACCCCGCTAACTGTAGTATTTCCCACCACGGTCCCCACAAGTACCGGCCCTGATAGCCCCGTACCGTTTGTAATTTGTCCTTGGTTGAAAGTATAACTGAAAGCTAAGGCGTGTACAACTCCCACCTCGACAGGGGAAGTTTTCAAGGTGCTGTTAGTGTGCCAAGCCAAAGATAGAGATTTAGCGCTTGCAACAGAAGCTAAAATAGTAGGGAACAAAATAGTATCTAATGCTTGTACTAAAGTTTTTGTTTTCCATGTCGAAGCTGGTTGCGCAGTGGCTCCCCCTACCGCCACCGAATAAGTAGCGTCAGGTATAGCTGTAGAATAGGTTGAAGTGATTAGCGCATTACTCAACACTGAAGTAAAATCTGTTATTTCCGACACTGTATGCGTGTGTCCTATATCAGACTTAAAGTTTAATGCAGTTTGCTGTGCTGTAGATATAGGCTTGTCTACATCGCTGGTGTTATCGACCGCCCCGAGCCCCACCATAGTTTTTGTGACTCCTGTTACAACACCAGTAAAGTTAGGGTTATCTAAAGGAGCTTTAGAGGCTAAAGCAACAGACAAATCTGTTATATCTGAGGCGACATGAGTATGTCCCGGTTGCGAGGCCGTATTTGCTAAAATTCCCTGTGCTGCAGTTGCGTAGGCTGTTGAATTTGTGTAGGCTGCTGTACCTAAAAGTGGTTTGTTTAGAATAAAAGATGCTCCGCTAGTGGCTGCCCAGTTGGCATTTGTTCCCCCTCCAACTCCTCCGCCCCCCAACGGGCTAATCAAACCTGCAGAATCTACTGTCTGGAAAATCTGGTTAGCATCTAAAAAAAGCTTTACGCCTGTGGTGGGAGCGTTAGGTGTAACGGCAGGCGTATCAAAACTTATAGTTCCATACGATATACCTAAAACGTTATATATCGGGGAACCGTTGTCCAGCAAAGAAACGTTTAGCTTACCATCAGCATTAAGTAGTGGTATTTTAAAGGCGTCAGCGGGTCCAACACTGTCAACAACAGTTCCACGAACAGGTAATCTAGCTAGTACTGAACTATTGGCCATAGCGCACTATATTACCCCCAAACAGGGGGTAGGTACAAGTAAAAAATAATCTCTCAACTAGGGAGAAGCCGAGGTTTTCTTTTCAGTTTCATCGTATTGTGCGTAATATTTTATTTCTTTTTCAGAGTAATGATGGGGTTTTTCATCCAACCCGTCTTCTTCTTCACTAACTTCTCTTTCCGCTTTAAATACTGTACGTACAGAGTTGTCGTAAACTTTATCTACGAAAAGAAGTTTGCTGGTGCCCGCCTCCCCTAAAAAAATACCTTGCCGAGGTTTTTCTATAGAGTGCTCAACACAAGTCCACCTATTTTCAGGTGTCCCTAACATACGTAGAGCTTCCACCCGTTCAGGCGGAATAGGTTTATTACTTATTGCGCAGCGATATACCTGAGTTTCCATAATTATTGTGTGTTTTGTTGTTTACTGCTGGCTACTCCAGATTTTCTTGCATCTGAAGTCATTTGTTCAAGTTGAGCTTTAACTGAAGCGTATAGTGATTGATCTGTAGCTTTGATTTCTTGCAGTTTTGCCCTGCGTTGCGCCCCGTCTAGAGGATAGAGTTGTGAAGCTATATCTTGAGCCTGACTAAGGGCATCTTGGGGGGTAGTTTGCTGTCCTTGTGCTCCTCCACCCCCATTAGCCTCAGTTTGCTGGGCAAATTGTTCTTCTTCTGCAGTTTCTTTTTGTATGTCTTTAGCTATGCGATCCTCGTCATTCTTTTTCCTAAGCTGGTCCTCATAATCAAAATTATAAAGCTTTAGCAACTCAGAACGAGCTATTGCATTAGCAGAGACTAGCTGCCCTATGACAGATTTACGTTCAACATCGTCAGAAAAAGTAATAGGTATCAACCCAACTTTTGCAGCAGGCAACGAAAGTATTTTACCTACAACTTCAGCTACGTGATTTAACAACTGATTATAGTTTGTAGGTATGACGTTCCAAGAATTTTCAAAAAGTCTCAAAGCCGGACCAGCAGTATCGGTTTTCAAAGTCATTTGAAAAAGCTCTACAGGAATATCTAGAGCATTTAATATATTGTTTTTATAATTTTCCATTAACTCCACAGGAGCTAGATTTTTACCTTCCCCACCTAGTTGTTGATAGTTTAAAGGAAATGGGAATTTATGGTAGGCTCCTGGGTCTTTTCTATGCTCGTCGATCATTTCATCCACACTTGAAGCCCAGATTCCCCCGTTTTGATGCAAAATAGGATTAGCGGCTGAGTTATTCTCGGTGCTCATAGATATAACCCTGAATGGGGCGATATCTTCATAACATATAACCTCGTTATATTTTTTTAAAGTCTGCAGCATAAACATATCTTCAAATAAAAACATGCTTGGAGGTATAGCTTTTCCGTCGGTACGTATTGTACAAGGCGTATCTAATTTTAGATGCATGAAGTTTTTCGTATTAAACGACAACATCTTTTTTTCAAAAATACAGTTATATATCACCTTAGGAGTTTTTTTACTGTAAAATTTATTATTTTTAGTAGTTACTTTTTTAATGTACTGCTGAGGAATATCCCAAAAATACTCGTATTCTCCTGTGGTATCTTCATTACGAATTTTAATTTCTTTAGCTGGCCAATGTACTACGTGTATTTTATCTATATCGCTAGAAGGTTTGTCTATAACACTATGTTCGCCTTTATAACTACATTTTAAACAACGTTTAACGTACTTACCTTTGTTAAATTCAAAATCTTCCAATTTGTCTATATTGTCAACTCTGCCACATTTAGGACAAGATAAATTACGATTGAATCCTTGGTTGACGGTAATAAAAGAATTGCCATAAGCGAGCAAGTTTAACCCAGCTACGCTTAATATTTGCCGCCATTTTAACTTTTCAAATACTTCCTGATACCTATCTTTAGCTTCTTTATCATCACATTCTATATTTAAAGAAGTAATAAAATAGTTAGCTATACGGTTTAACGCCTGTTTATAAAAACCATTTCTAAAAAGAAAATGCTCGGCCCATAGCAACATACCTTCCATATTCATAGGAAGGTACTGCAAAGGAATGTTATAAAAAGGGTTACTGTATCGGTCTCGGCCGGTCATACCTGCACCAAAATACGATTGAGGTTCATTGGAATTAAACATAGTGAGTTATAGTTAGACTGCTTAGGATAGTTTTTATAAAAGATGTTTATGCTCTTTCTTGGAAGCTTGAGCTTTCAAGTTCTTTTATAGGTTTTGGTAATTTTAAAAAATGCTTGTTTTCTTCGTCGGCTAGACTGTAGCCTAAAGCATCATAATATTCAGCTTTTTTTTCGGAGCTAAAATCGCTTTTAGATTTTTCTGTAACTACACCATATTTAGTCATCATTGTTTTCGGCAGGTATCTTAAAAAGTATCATAGCTTTTTCGTCACCCGTCGTCCAATCAAATATAACTCCAGGGTAGTAAACGTTAAATCTCTCACCAGCTCTAGTAAAAGTCAAGGACTCTCCTACTTTAGGCTCAAAAATAACTTGAGAAGCGTCAGAAAAGATAAGTAAAAAAGCTAAATCGTGTTCCAGTATGTTTTGAACTTGTACCCTCATCCGACCAAATGAGTTTTCAAAAATTACAAGCTCGGCTCGATTTTTCACAAGAGGTTCCTCGACTGATTCAAAATCTTCATATACAGCTATAGGAACTTGTAAGTTTTTTTTAATTTTTTTATTTTTTGTTTGGGTTGAAATGAAATTTGGCTTTGTGTGTGTCCCTCCAGTTTTTAAGGCATGGTTCAAGGATTGTTGTTTTATATTTTCTAGCTCTTTTTCAGAACCTGCCATTGTTACACCGTCAGTAAGCCTACGTCCATCGGCGGCAAAAACCGCTTTCAAAGGATCTCTATTTCCAATAACTAAATCACCTGGCTGTACATATGTATCGTCTATATTCATCTTGTCTGTTGTGTTAAACTATATTAATCTATACCTCAAGCAATTTTTAATTTCGTATGCTGCGTTTAAATTTAAATAAAAAAACTGTCACGTATCGTGCCAATCTTTCCGCATATTCGATGGTGCTAGAGATCACGAGTAGTCAAGATATAGAGAAAGAAGTGTTCGTCAAACAAAAATTAGTAAATTTTACTAACGACACACCTGATGAATTTTTTGTGGCTGTGTGCTCTCCTGTGCAGATGTCAGATTTGCCTGTAAACATCCCCACAGCTTATTCGTCTTATTTCAGAGTAAGTAAAGTAGAACTTATAGCGGGCACTCAAGAAGAGTTGAAAGCTATTTTTAACTCAATTACTTTCGAGCTGCAAAAATTGATTGTAGATTTAGAAGCGCAGCAAAGTCTACTCGAAATAGAAGAAAATTACGAAATCACAGACACCGGTGTAAATATTGCACCAGTTGTAGTTCTAGATACTGTTCCCCCTGTAGTGTCGTTAATAGGGGCTAGTACTATCTCCCTTAATGTGGGAGATATCTTTAGTGACCCCGGAGCCACCGTGAGTGACAATGTTGACGCTACACACAGCATAACCGGAACAGGGTTGGTAGACACCTCGACAGCCGGCACATACACTAGAACTTACAGAGCCCTCGATGCTGCAGGGAACGTGGCTACGCCTGTGACGCGGAGCGTGATTGTAAACGATGTGGTGGCTCCAGTGATAACGCTTATTGGAGCTAATACGGTGAACCTTAATGTTGGAGATGTATTTACGGACGCTGGGGCTAATGTAACGGATGACGTGGATGCGGCAAGAGTGATCTTGGGTGCAGGGACGGTGAATGCGGCTGCGCCTGGCACTTATGTTTTGACCTATTCCGCGACGGATGCGGCTGGCAATATAGCTACC